GCATATCGAAAAAAAACACATTCTGAAAGGACACACATATGAACGCATTTGTTAACGCAATCGCAAATCAAGAAGCCCGTACTGCCAATGGCATGAAGGCTCGCAAGTCAACTGCTAAGGCAACTGTTGACCTGTTCTACAAGATCGGTGCAAGCCGTGGTAAGAACATTGTAGGCGACTTTACAGCCGCTTACGTAGAAAATAGTGATGTAGCACTTCGTATCGCACAATGGGCACGTGATGTCCGTGGTGGTGCAGGTGAACGTCAACTGTTCCGAGACATTCTAGTACATCTAGAAAAGCGTGACCCAGACGCCGCTTTGTCTCTGTTGAAGAAGATTCCAGAGGTTGGTCGTTGGGATGACATCTTTGTCTTCACTTCGCCAGTTCTAAAGTCAGCCGCTTACACAATGTTGGGCGATGCCCTACGTGCTAAGAATGGTTTGGCTGCAAAGTGGACTCCTCGTAAGGGTCAAATTGCCGCTGAGATTCGTGCCTTCTTTGGCATGACTCCAAAGCAATACCGTAAGAGCCTTGTGGCACTTACAAAGGTTGTTGAAACCCAAATGTGTGCAGGAGATTGGGATAACATCAACTTCAGTCACGTTCCTTCTGTAGCTGCTCGCATCTACAAGAAGGCATTCAACCGTCACACACCTGCATTTGCAGAGTATGTTGCCAAGTTGGTAAGTGGTGATAAGACTGTTAAGGTTAACGCCAACGCAATCTTCCCACATGATGTGTTGAAGGGCATTGCTCACAGCTACACCAAGCTGGACAAGACCGAGACTGACCATGTGATCGCACAATGGGACGCTTTGCCAAACTACGTGGGTGATGCAAGCATCATGCCAATCGTTGACGTTTCAGGTTCTATGACTTGCCCAGCAGGTAAGAACACAAACGTTCGTTGTTTGGACGTTGCAGTTTCACTAGGTTTGTACCTAGCAGATAAGAACAAGGGCGTGTTCAAGGACACATTCTTGACTTTCTCAGACAAGCCACAACTAGTTACTCTAAAGGGTAACATTGTTGAAAAGTGCGACCAAATGAGCCGTAGCAACTGGGAAATGAGTACTAACCTACATGCAGCTATGAAGAAGATTCTAGATGTTGCGGTTAAGAACAATGTCCCACAAAGCGACATGCCAGCCATGTTGCTAATCTTGTCAGACATGCAATTCAACCAATGCGCTCGTTTCGACGATAGCGCAATGGAAATGATCGAACGCAAGTTTGAGGAAGCGGGTTACACCGTTCCACAAATTGTATTCTGGAACCTAAACGCAAGTGACAACGTTCCAGTCAAGTCAGACAAGAGTGGTGCGGCACTTGTAAGTGGATTTAGTCCAAGCATCATGACAGCTTTGCTGTCAGCTGATTTGGATCAGTTCACTCCAGAAGGTATCATGCTTAAGACTGTAATGGTCCCACGCTACGACCTTTAAAAATAAGTGTTGTAGAAATACAACAGTTTTTGGTAGGGCCTTAGGGCCCTATTTTTTTAACTTGACGTAACCAAATTTTGGTGCTATAATAAGACTATGATGAAACAAAATCTTACCAAAATTCGAGAAGTGTTTGAACAGTTGGGCCATGAATGGGTCGAACCCTATAGCACTACTGAAGGTGCAATTAACCGAGAAGAAGTAGGCAACCACAGAGGCTTGTACTACATCTACCCTGAAGTTAATTTCTATTTTGGTAAAGCGGCGACCAATACTGTAATCAATCGCCATATGACACATCGTCCAAAATTAGATGTTGATTTGGCTACATTGTACAGTACGCCTGTTGAAAAAGTGGAACCCAAATGGATGTTCCCAGAAGGATGGAAAGAGGGTGTCTGTAAATACATTATTGAAGGTGTGGAAGAAATTCCAAGTCACTATGTAAAGATTGGCAAAAAGCGAGTAGCACCAGGTGTGCTAGACTTTCCGGTGACACACAAAGTTAATGTAGACACACTTGAAGTACTAGTTTGGAATTTGGATCATTTGACCGCAGAACAAATTAGTGCTATTGAAGAAGCAGTAATTCCTGCAATTTGGCCTTACTGTAATAGTGAAACATATAGAAAAAGAAAGAGCGAAAGATTTGATAGAAGTAAAAAGCAAAACAGATTTAAAAGAATTTGAAACACTAGCCCTGGCAATGGACTGGGCAAAAGAAACAGGCGAGTTCGTTACTATTAAAATTAATGGAATGGAACTTGTAGGTAAGTTTGGTGCTGATAGCATTGTAGACGGCAAGTGTCCAGATGGAGTAGACTACACATGGAAAAAGCGCCGTTGATAGAAAAGAGAATAATGAGGCCCGATGGCTCTAAGTATATGACTGCTGTATACACTGGCGATACTATAGAGTTCAGAGACTTTGCCGCTAATAACATTACAGTTAGATTCGACGCAAAGGTAATGGACCAACTTATTCCTTTTTTACAGGAAGCTAATTTTTGGAATAAAGTAAAGGAGTAAAAATGCCTTGGATTCAAAATTGTGCGGCAGATGATATTCCAAAAGGATTTCATGTTGCCGTGAAAGAAAACAGTATGCTGATCCAAATTATGGATCCAGCCAGCTGGTTTCCTACTCCAAAACATCAATTTAAAGAAGTTCATCAGTTTGAATTTCTAGATGTCGAAGAGCAGGATCATGTAGACGACGAAGCTATGAAGTGTAGTCATGAGCAGGCCGCAGAGCTTGTTCGTTTGCTACAACACGCATTGGACAATCACATGGATGTTATTGTTCATTGCTTTGCAGGTATTTGCCGGTCGGGTGCGGTCTGTGAGGTTGGAGTCATGATGGGATTTCAAGACACTGAAAGATTCCGTATGCCCAACCTGCTTGTAAAGCATCGCATGATGAAAGCTCTAGGCTGGACATACGATGCTGACGAAAAGCCAAACGTAGATGATTGGCGAACATTTAGAAACGATTTTTAAGAAAGGAGGGCAATATGCCTAGCGTATTTTTAGTTAGCGACACGCACTTTGGTCATGCTGGTGTATGCCGCTTCACACGTAACGATGGTTTTACAAAGTTAAGACCATGGACTGATCCAGATGAAATGGATGAGGCAATGATCAAGGCTTGGAACGAAAAAGTCAAGCCCACGGATAAAGTTTATCATTTAGGCGACGTGGTTATAAACCGCAAGGCATTAAAAGTTTTGTCTCGCTTAAATGGTGATAAGGTCTTGATCCGTGGTAACCATGACATTTTTCGTGACGATGAATATAGACAATACTTTCGTGAGTTACGTGCATACCACGTTATGAACGGAATGATCTTGTCGCATATTCCGGTCCACCCGGATAGTTTAGGCCGCTTTGGTGTAAACATCCACGGACACTTACACGCCAACCGTGTAAAGAAAATGCGTGGTGTTGATGTTCGTACTGGAGAGATCTTGTACAGTGATGAGAACGATCCTCGTTACCATTGCGTTTGCGTAGAGCAAACACCAGACTTTGCTCCTATGTTGTTTGAAGACGTTATTAAGCGTATTGAAGCAGAAGGCGGTGAAGTTGGTTTTAAGAACGGCAACGGACCTACGATGTAAGGAAGAAGAATGTCTTATCGTGAATATTATTTTAAACAAATGATTAGGAGCGGTAAGGCATTCTTAATCTATTCTAAGGGCTTTATTTTGAATAGGAAAGTATAATGTATATTACACGAACAGAAGTAGAAAAAATTCTAGCAGTTATGGAAGAATTTCCTGATGCTAGATGGTATAAATTAGAAGCAGACAATTCCAGTGGTATTGGTAGTGTGCTTACATTAACCATGGACATGGATATTGGCACACGTAAATCTCTAGTAACAGTAGATATAGCAGGAGTGGAGGATTGGTAATGCCTAAATGTTATCAACTTATTGGAGTCCCAGGTAGTGGAAAATCTACATGGGTCTGGAACCAGGATTGGATTTCTGGTATGGAGTACGTGTCTACTGATCACCATGTAGAGGAATACGCCAAAGCTCAAGGCAAAACCTATTCTGAAGTGTTTACGGAATTCATGCCTAAAGCAGTTGAACTGATGGCTGCAGAAGTTGTAGAAGCACGTACAGAAGGTCGAGATATTATTTGGGATCAAACTAGCACTACTGTCAAAAGTCGTGCTCGTAAGTTTAATATGCTTCCAGACTATTATCATATTGCCGTAGTGTTTCGTACACCAGAGCATAAAGAACTTATGCGTCGATTGATGAGCCGTCCAGGCAAAGAGATCCCAGATCATGTTATTGCCAGCATGATTGCCGGTTGGGAAGATCCAACCGAAGAAGAAGGCTTCAAAGAAATTTGGTACATATAACCAAAAAGCGTTGACTGTATGTGTCTTTAAGCATATAATAGACACATACAAGTTTTTATCCCCTCATTGAAAGAGTTTACACAATGACTTATTTTCTAAAACAAGGCAATTCATTTATGGTTTCAAAGAAAGAAGCCATGGACCTTCGTGACAAACTTCCTGCCGGTAACTATGTTATCAAGAAGAATGAGATGACAGGTCAAATGTTCCTTGAACAAATTGACAAATTTGAATTTAAAGGCAAGATCTACGGTGATACTATGAAACGTGCCGACCGTATTTTGCATTCTTTTAACGACCGTCCTGCAACTACCGGTGTAATGCTTACTGGTGAAAAAGGTTCAGGCAAAACACTTCTTGCTAAAATGCTTTCTATCAAAGGCTACGAGCAAGATATTCCTACTATCGTTATCAACCAACCGTGGTGTGGCGAACAGTTCAATGCCTTCATCCAAAGCATTGAGCAACCTGTGATTGTTGTATTCGACGAGTTTGAAAAAGTTTACGACGAGAACGAACAAGAAATGATGCTTACACTACTTGACGGTGTGTATCCTACTAAGAAACTGTTCGTGCTTACCTGCAACGACAAGTGGCGTGTTAATCAACACATGCGAAATCGTCCAGGTCGTATTTTCTACTCACTAGAGTACAAAGGACTTGAAGCAGAATTCATTCGTGAATACTGCGAAGATAACCTTAAGGCCAAAGAACACATTGAGAAAATCATTGGCATTGCTGGAACTTTTGGACAGTTTAACTTTGACATGCTAAAAGCACTTGTTGAAGAAATGAACCGTTTCAACGAAACTCCGCAAGAAGCTATGCAGATGCTTAATGCTAAACCTGAGTATTCAGAAGAATCACGCTATAAAGTTAAGCTGATGATTAATGGTGAAGAGTTGGCTGAAACTAACTTTGAAGAAAAGGAATGGTCTGGTAATCCGCTGAACAAGCGTGTCCATATCAACTACAAGAACTTCTACGAGCCAGACGATGACGAAGATGTTGCTATTGGCGACTTTGATTGGGAAAGCAAGGTTTTCGAACCTGCTCATCTTAAGAAGATCGACGACAACGGCAACAAGTATGTTTTCGTTGCTTCAGATGGTTCTACCCTTGTGCTTACCAAAGTCAAGGAACAAGGATACCGTTACTGGGATGCCTTTTAACACATAGCCGTTCAACTAGTCACTGGCACTATGTGGAAAAGTGTTGCAGAAATGCAACACTTTTTTTTGGATTGTTCCCTGTCAATGACTCCAAATTTTGGCTGCATTGACAGTTGACTACTCGGCGCTCTGGTGCTACAATATACACATACTAAACAAACACAGAAAGGTTTTACAATGGCAATCATCAATAGCACTCCGCAAAACGAAGCTATTATGTCCAATGTAGGCGAAATTGGTGAGTTCCGTATTCGCAACTCTGCCAAAGCATTTAACATTTTGAGTTCGGGCTTGTATGCTAACAAGGTCCGTGCTATTATTCGTGAGCTTTCTTGTAATGCTGTAGACAGTCATATTGCCGCAGGCAAACAAGATACTCCGTTTGACGTGCATCTTCCTAATCAACTTGAACCCTGGTTTGCTATTCGCGACTACGGTACTGGATTGAATCATGATCAAGTTACTAATATCTACACTACCTATTTTGAGTCCACTAAGACTAATAGCAATGAGTTTATTGGTGCTCTTGGCCTCGGCAGTAAGTCTCCTTTTTCTTATACTGATAACTTTACTGTAACTGCCGTTAAAGATGGTGTTAAAGGCATTTATACTGCCTTCATCAACGATCAAGGTGTTCCTAGCATCGCATTGATGACTAGCGAAGAAACTACAGATCCAAGCGGTGTTGAAGTTAAGTTCAGCGTTAACGATCGCTATGACTTTTCTAAGTTCCGTGACGAAGCGCGACATGTCTATACCTACTTCAAACTTCGTCCTGTTGTAAGCGGTGACAGTTCTTTTGCGTTCCGTGACGTTGAATACGAAACCGAAAACATTATTCCTGGCGTTCACAGCTACAAAGATGGTCGCCGTAGTGTTGCCATTATGGGCAATATTGCTTACCCTATCGAAGTACCGCAAGGCAGTGACTTGGGTGGTTTGAATAACTTGTTGAGCTGTGGTTTGGAAATGCACTTTGGCATTGGTGAGTTGGACTTCCAAGCATCGCGTGAAGGCTTGTCTTACATTCCACAAACTGTTGAAGCAATTAAGAACAAACTGGTTGCGGTCAATGCCGCTTTGTCTGTTGTGATTGCTAAAGAAGCAGATGCTATTGGTAACTTGTGGGATCGTGCTATTCACTTGCAAAAGAAGTATAGTAACAGTCTTTGGTCCACTGCTATTAAAAAGTATGTTCAAGATACTAAACTGCCTACCTTTGACGATAGTCGTTACGGTGGTACTAAAGAATTTAAGATCCTCATTGATGAGTTGGCTAGTAAGTACAACATCTCTGTTCGTGGCTTTGATTATAGCAAACACCAAAAAGGTTATCCTAATCTGAAGCAAAGTACAGACCATGTTAAAATGGCCGACGGTACTTATGTGTACCTTTACAACTGGAGTTTTACTGTTAGCTCTAACCTACGTTTCATTGTCAACGACACCAATGTAGGTGCTGTTGAACGTGCTAAGTTTCACTATCGTACTAACAAGCCCGATGCTAGTGCTCGAGTAGTTGTATTGGATAAAGTAGATAAAACTAAGGACATGAAACTGAAGGCTTTCTTTAAGGCAATCAGTAGTCCTCCTGAGTCCTATGTTAGCAAGGCAAGCGACTTGGACAAGAAAGAACGTGCGGCAGGTATTGCCAAGAACGTTACTATCTTGAGCTTGCAAGAACGTGGCAGTGGCGGCTACTATCGTGAACGTGAAATGGTTTGGCGTGATGCTGGTAAAGCTGATACGTTTGATGCCGCTGGTACGTATTACTACTTGCCTTTGAGTGGCTTTGAAATTCAAAGCAAATATGGTATGCACGATGCCAAACAGTTCTACAACGACTTGAAGGACTGTGGTATTGATGGTTTGAAGACTACCATTTATGGTGTACGTAAAGGTGACATTGAGTTTATCCGTACCCAAAAGAACTGGATCAACATCGAAGACCATATTGCTGGTGTTTTGGCTAAGCCAATTGACAACAAACTTGTTATGAGTTTGGTGTTGCAGGCTATTGACAACTTCAACAATATTTCGTATAATTTTAATGTAACGAGCCGAATCACAAATGCTAACAGTCCATATGTTGCATTTGTTACTAAGCTCAAGGGATTTGAGAAGATTCGTTATAACGAACAGAGCTTGAAGCGCCTGTGCCAACAATACGCTAAAAACGTATCGTTTAACCCAGAAGCACAAGTTCAGCAGTACGTGGAAGAAGTACGTCAGATACAAGCTCGTTATCCGTTGCTACAGTATCTGCGTAGTGTTCCAAGTGATGAGTTGGCAAACTATGTGAATATGATTGACACACAGAAAGGTGTTTAAAATGAGCTATCCGTTTTTGATTCAAGGTGATAACGTTGTTGTTGTAATTGACAATAAACCGCACACTATTAACAAGACGCACATTACCTATCAAAAGGTAGTGGACGCAATTAAAGCAGGCGACTGGGAAGCCGTTAAGGAATCCATTGAGCCTAAGAAAGTTGTTCTTAACTACGGCAACGGCAATGTCAGCATCCAAGGTGAAACATTGTTTTGGAAGGGTAAAGAGCTTCACACTACTTTGGCAGTCAAGATGATTGATATGCTGAAAGAAGGTTTTCCAATTGAGCCTATGGTTCATTTTATGGATAACCTGTACCAAAATCCAAGCAAGCGAGCAGTCGACGAACTGTACGGCTTCTTGGAAAAAGGTAACTTGCCTATCACTCCAGACGGTCACTTCCTTGCTTACAAGAAAGTTCGTGCAAACTATTTGGACGTACAC